TTCTTTTTCCATCTTTCCTCCCTTTCCCGCCTGGCATCCCTATGCATTCCTGTAATCCCGCAGGAATGCCCTGGCTTCTTCCTCCGAACCAAAGATGTCTACATAAATGTCACATGACCTCGTTTCCTTATGGGCATCCTTTTCCCATTCCTCTGCTTCCCTTACCTTTGCCACGATTTTCCCGTTGCTAAAAATCCTTGCTTCTACTGCATACTTCATGTTGCGTTCCTCCTTTTTTCACTGATTTGCCGCCCTCCCGGCACAATACCGGACAACATCTGTTTCTTGCATTACTGCCGCTTCCCCTATTCTGCCTGCTCAAACAGGTAATCTAACGAACACTCCGGGAAAAGCTGTTTTCTGATTTGCACCATCTCCTTTCTTGTAAATTCTGTCTTACAGGAAATCTTATTTGAAATAGATTTTTCATCCCGCCCAAGCATTTCTGCCAGATCTTTATAAAGAACCCCTTCCCGTGCCATTTCAGCAACCAAATTTTTAAGCATCATTCCCTCCTTTCTACCTTATGGGGTATTTTATGTTGTCATCATACTACCCTATAAGGTATTTGTCAACCCTATTTTTACTTTATGGCGTAAATTATTTTTGTGCAGGGTATTTTTTTTTACTTTACAGCAGAATTATTTTGCGTTAGAATATAAACATAGAAAACAAAGGAGGTTTTTATATGAGTTTCCTTACAAAACTAGACGGGCTGATGAACGATAGAAATATCAATAAAAGCCAACTTTCTAAAGAGTCCGGTGTTCCTTACACCACCATTGATGGCTTCTATAAAAAAGGAACTGAAAACATCAAGCTTTCAACGCTCAAAAAGCTGGCGCAATACTTCGGGTGTTCTTTGGATTATCTTGCAGACGACGACATTCCAGAACGCACCCAGACCATAGAGACCATCGCCGCCCACCACGAAGGCGAGGAATGGACTGACGAGGAGCTTGACGAAATAGAGGAGTTCAAAAAATTCGTGCTGTCAAAGCGGAACAAATAAGCACTGTCCAGATTTTAGGACACTGAACCCAGTATACTGTCCATGAAAACCTTTATAAAGCGAGGTGGCACCATGACAAAGTACGAAGAGCTTATGGCGGAATATGAACATCTGCATATAGAAGAACGCCCGATGAAAAACGACGGCCTTTATGCCGATGACTGCGTATGGATAAATAAGAACATGACATCGAGCAGGAAATATTGCACGCTGGCAGAGGAAATCGGGCATTATGAAACGAGCTACGGCGATATCCTCGACCAGAGCGACATCAGCAACCGAAAACAGGAACGCCTTGCAAGGCAATGGGCATACGAAAAACTGATTCCCATAGAAAACATCCATTTTGCCGCATCCGACGGATATACCCAGCTCTGGGAAATGGCGGAATACCTGGACGTGGATGAAGCATTTTTAAAGGAAGCGCTTATTTATTACGGCATTTTGGATATATAAGTTTAGTGGTTTTCATTTGAGAAGGAGAAGAAGTTATGAGTTATAGCGAATTTTCAAGCATGAGTGCTGGTGAACTTATTTTTGTCATTGCCACAGCGCTCCTTTTAGCCATTTTGTGTTATTGCACCGTCCCTGTTATTCTCCGATTCACTTTGATAAAAAGAAAAAAATTATCCAAGGGAGCATTAATAGGAATCGCAATTACAAACTCAGTCATCGTATTTCTAGCTATTTTTACCGCCGATTTTATAATATACGGACCTTCTTCTGATGACAATAATTCTGCTACGCCCATGCTGCTATATGCTTTCGTGAATTACTGGATACTATCATCCGGCAATAATAAATACCATAATCCCACAGCAAAGCAAGCCCCTAATTATGTCCGTTTTTATAACAACAACCCGGCTTCAAACGCTGCGCCAGGCGCCAATCAAACAGCAAGCAGCGCTTTACACAAAGACACTGGAAACAACGACACGAACCAACAGGAAGAAGAACAGACAGAAAAAAATGCGCAAGATCCAGCCATGAACACCACAAACGAAGCCATCATTGCTGGCAAAAATACGGTTGCTGGCAATGTACGCCCTGATAAAAACATTACCGATAACCCCAAAAGAAAAAGCACAGATAAAATAACCGTTATCTTAGGCTGTTTATGCGTAATCCTTCTTTTTATAACGACTGCATCACTCATCCATATATATGAATTAGCGCATGAAAATGATTCAAGCCTAGCGTCATATAAAGAAGCTGCCGCATATTACGATGAAGCCACCGTTATCATAGATGCAGATAATGATAAAACGTACTATCATCGTATAAATTGCCCAACTTTCGATGATGAATACTCATACATCACGACCAATGATATAACAGCTGAAAGCGAAAACTATTCAAAATGCCCTATATGTTTTCAGGATGACATCGATACATATATCATCGAGAATTTTTAACGATTGCAAAAAACAACCAATTAAAAAAAAAACAGCCCTGCGCCAACAAGGCTGCTTTCGAACCACGGGTCATGCGGTTCTCTGTTTTGATAAATTAAGTATACCATGCAGCCCGTGATTTTTCCTCGCAAAACGATTGTACCATGCAGCCCGTGATTTTTCAAGCGGGTATTTTTATGCCCAAAACCAGGGAGGAGGACTGTATGGCGGCAAAAAAGAATACCACCGTCACTGCCAAAGGCGGAAAAGAATACGCTTATTACCGGATCACCAGAACCATAGGGCATGAATGGAAGGATGGGAAAAAAGTACCTGTCAAGAAACAGTTTGTAGGCACTTCCAAAGGGAATGCAGAACAGAAATTCAAAAAATACCAAGAAGAGCAGATACGCATAAAATATGAAAAAGAACATCTGCAATCTTCACAGCAGCGCAGAGCATTCGGCGATTATGCAGAAGAATACACATATGGCATTCTGATGAAAAGCAGTTATGCACATGGCACAAAGCGGCGTTATGAGCAAAGCTACCGCGTTCACGTCAAAGATTCATTGCTCGCAAGCATCCCGCTCGGTGACGTAAAAGCCCGCACGATACAGGACTTTTACATTTCCCTTGACGTATCCCGCCAATCGCTCAAAGCAATCAGCAAATGGATGTCCGCATTCTATAAATGGCTTTCATTAAACGAATATTCAAATAACGTGCTTTCCGCCGTCACCCTGCCGGACAAGCCAGACAATAAACGGCACACGGGCATCGTAGTATGGGAACCCGGGGAAATAACCTCCATCCTCGCCAACGCATCTTCCCACAGGCTGCGTTTTATGATGTTCCTGATGAATTATGCAGGGCTGCGGATTTCCGAGTGCCTGGGGATAAAATACATGGACATATCCAACGGGTTTGTCCATGTGAACAGGCAGTACTACCAAGGCGAGCTGTCACCGCCAAAACATAAGTCGTTCCGCAAAATCCCCATCCATCCGGAACTCCAGAAAGCATTTAACGCTCACAGGGAAAGATTCACTGCGGAAGCACAGCGGAATAAATATAAGACGGATTTTGTATTCACATCTTCTACAGGGAAGCTCCTGGAATACGGGAATGTCCGGCGGTCACTTACCCGGTTCTATAAAAGAAATGAAATCCCTGAAAAAAATCCCCACGCATACAGGGCTACGTTCTGCACGGAACTTTGCCGGGCGGGAGTCCCCCTGGAAGTGGCATCCAAGCTCATGGGGCATAAATCCGTCGAAGTGACAGCCAGGCATTATGCGCTCATAAAACAGGATGTGCAAATTGAAGCGATCAATAATCTGCCTGGGATCAGCCTCGAACCTGCAAACAAATTCCGCCCGGTCCGCACAGCAAAGCGGTTAAAAAAAATCAAGCGATAAAATTTTTTACAACTTTTTTACAACTTTTGCACAAAAGTATAGGAGAAAATGGGCATCAGTTAACATGAACCGACAATAAGGCAACGCATGAAAAGACCCTCTGAAACGTTGAAATTTCAAAGGGTCTTTCGTTTTCTTTGGTTGCGGGGACAGGATTCGAACCTGCGGCCTCCGGGTTATCGCTAATGCAGTGTTTTCAATGCTTTTAGCTATTTTTAATCTCTTTTTACAACTTTTTTACAACTGCTTTTATCAGCACTAAAAGCCCTTCCCCGGCCGCCTTAATCTTCTGCACTGCCACGATCCCATAATCCCCGCTATGCCATGAAAGCAAGCAAGAGGACTATACCCTAAAGCCCAATAAAATGCAGGGCGTACCCAGTTACTGCGCCGGCCACGGCAATGAGGGCGTACCACTTGACGTTCCGCCATGTTTCTCCGTCTCTGCCCTCGATCGTCTCCAGCCGCCTTCCCTGCTCATTGACTTCCCTTTGCAGGGATTCCATGTTCGTCGCAAGCCGTTCTATGGATAACAGAAGCTTGTTGTTCCCCCTGCCCTGTTCCTCCAGCGCCGCCAGCCTGTGGTTCTGCCGATAGTTTT